AACTGCATTTATTACACATGTCCCTTGCCTTTCCTGTGCAAAACTGTTATACTCATCAGGTATAGTAGAGGTGTATTACACCCACCCGTATAGAAATACTGAGGGACTTGACTTCCTCAACGAATGTAAGATAGAGGTTAATGAGTATGCAGACAATTGAGAGAACAACCCTATCAGAGCTAGTAGGTAATGAGCAGTATGCACGAAAAGTACTTCCCTTTATACGAGGGGAGTACTTTGGTGATCGCACTGAGCGTATTGTATTTGAGGAAATACAGAAGTTCGTAGAGAAATACAATGCCCTACCTACCAAGTCAACGCTTGAGATAGAGATTGACACAAGGCGGGACTTGAACGAGAGCGACATCAAACGTGTATTGGATGTAGTTAAAGAATTAGAAAATGACAAGGATGTGAACTTTGAGTGGTTAGTGGACACCACAGAGAAGTTCTGCAAGGATAAGGCGGTATATAATGCAATTGTTGAGGGAATTCAAATCATTGATGGAAAGGATAAAGAACGAGGCCCTGATGCAATTCCATCAATACTCACAGACGCCTTGGCCGTCGGTTTTGATAATAGTGTTGGCCATGATTATCTACTGGATGCAGATGCCCGATATGAGTACTACCACACAGTAGAAGAGAAGATTCCATTTGATCTGGAATTCTTCAATCGTATCACCAAAGGGGGATTACCACCCAAGACACTGAACATCGCACTTGCGGGTACTGGTGTTGGTAAGTCGCTGTTCATGTGTCATATGGCAGCCAACTGTATGAATCAGGGTAAGAACGTCCTTTATATCACCTTAGAGATGGCTGAGGAACGCATCGCTGAACGCATTGATGCAAACCTCATGAATGTGTCTATGGAAGATTTGCATGACCTACCAAAGACGATGTATGACAGCAAGATCAATAAGATCATCAAGGAGACAAATGGTCAGCTGGTGATCAAGGAGTATCCTACTGCATCAGCACATAGCGCACATTTTCGTGGTCTGATCAAAGAACTCGCTATAAAGAAATCATTTAAACCAGATATCATCTTCATTGACTATCTGAATATCTGTGCATCATCACGTTTCAAGGGGGCCGCAAATGTCAACTCTTATATGTACATCAAATCGATTGCTGAAGAACTTAGAGGGCTTGCAGTCGAAACTAACGTCCCAATTATGTCAGCTACGCAAACAACAAGAAGTGGGTTCACCAATTCCGATGTGGGTCTTGAAGACACTAGTGAGAGTTTTGGACTTCCAGCTACGGCTGACCTTATGTTCGCACTCATTTCTAATGAGGAGCTCGACGCGGTTAACCAAATCGCAGTCAAACAACTCAAAAACAGATACAACGACCCAACCATAAACAAAAGGTTCGTGATCGGCATAGACCGTGCAAAGATGCGACTGATGGACCTAGATGAGAGCCAGCAGGATGGCCTTGTAGACAGTAACCAGACAGAGGAAGTGGACGATTTCGATACGCCTACGTTTGATAAGACGGAGTTTGGTACGGGTTGGCAAGTATGAAGATTATTGACGATTATCTTCCACAGGATGATGTGGATGCACTCAACAATCTACACATAGAGTACGCGAAGGTACATTGGATAGGTGCTGCATCTGACCCGAATACCAATGCACTGACACAACTGGTACATTCGACATACAAATACCTAGAAACGTCCACATTGGGTGCCACAGCGTGGTATAACGTGCGGCCTATAGACCCTGTGTGGCATAACGATATTTTGTCCTACTGTGACAACTATCCAGCCGGAGAGCTTCCTGAGTCCACGTTCATATACTATATGAGGAAACCAGACAGTGGCGGTCACCTAGAGTTCGGTGGAAAAGAATGGACACTGGATACAACAGTTGAACCTATACCTAATCGACTCGTATACTTCGATGCAACGCTGTCGCATAGGGTACAACCATATACAGGTAATAGAGTATCAATCGGTATAGTCTGGTGGAAGATCACACCTGATAGATATGAAGAGCAGAAAATAGACGAATACAACGTACTAGAGAGGGTATGGAAATGAGAAAAATTGAAGAGAGCCAATATGCATTTATCACAAAGGATAAGTATGACCACCCTGCTGTGGTGATGCTAGAGGGTGAATATAAGGGTGTTGCATGGGGTTATACCTCTGTGAGCATTCCAAAGGTGGATGAGCTCAAAGACAGTGCAAAACTGAAATGGGAATTCGAGATCATAGACAGTGCTGGTAGAGAATGGGACGAGTTCAAGAACCAATCATTCGTAGACCTCATGGGTGATATTCTCTCTGATCAGATAGATGAACAACTAGAGAATGGTAAGTTGCAATTTAACTCAGAGCCAGACGAATAGAAACGGCAACAGAAACAACGGCCATCCGATACGAACACAATCCAGTGCAACCACTATAGGATTTGCACCAGATAACTTGGCGGCCGCAAATGCCGCCAGTGCAACAGGTGGCGTAATCATAGACAGCGTTCCAAAGTACAATACGAACAGATGAGCGTATATGTCGGTGAACCCGGCATCAATCAATGCGGGCGCTGCGATCACACTGACGATAAGGTAAGTCGATACAGTCGGCATACCCATACCCAGTACCACACATATACCAGCGACTAACAATAACAGGAACAGATTGCTGTCTCCTGATGCATCAATCATGACCGATGAGAGCGTAAATGCGAGTCCTGTTTGGTCTAGTACACCAATGATCAACCCAACTGCGGATGCAAGTAGGATAAGACTCTTCATAGTTGCGGAAACATCGAGCAGAAACGGACCTAATGATGGTATTCGTAGGGGGGATACCGAAAGCGTATTTTCCGTTGTTTTTTTGTTTATTTGTTTATCGCCATTGGGGACCGAGAAAAGCAATATAGCGTAGAACACGGCAGCTGGAACGGCAGCAACAAGTGCAATATTCCAGTATGATATCATAAGCATCTCTGCCATGAGAAACGCAGCCGCACCCATAATAGGAGGAGTCAGTCCACCCCCAGTAGAGGCCACTGCCTCGTATGCCGCAGCACGGGTTTTAGAGAACCCCGCTCTTATCATCAAGGGTATAGTGAGCTGACCCGTTGACATGACATTGGACACTGCGCTGCCTGATATAGACCCAAACACCGCGCTGGATAGAATGGCCACACGCGCTGGATTATTCACTCGAGCGGTTATAAAACCAACGATAAGTTCCACAATTCCAGTATGAACCAGCGCCTTGCCAATCAGAATGAACATGAACACGATACCAGATATGATGGAAATCGGTACACCCAGCATCGCATTACTGTCCACAATCAACGGTGAAAGCTCCGCCGGAACACCCACACCCAGTATAGGCAGAGACAGAAACGCCAGTAACACGCATGTAAAGGACAGCCCATTTGTGCGCCAACTAGCATAGCATATGGCAAATATAATGGGTAGACCTATCCAACGAATCAGTATCTCATAATCCAATGGATACATCAGTATATTCGGATAGATATACGCTAGAATACATCCCCCAATAAGCAAAGCAAGACGTAAGTAGGAAGAGAATAACAGGCTCAGCGCAGTAAATATGAACAGAATATAGAACTGCATATCCATGATAGGATGACCAATGTGAAAATCCACATCAGCCAACCCTACCAATAGAAGCAATGGAAGAACGTATTTAACGTAATCCAAGGACTTTGTAAGCACTTTTCGCACCTTCATGCATAGGAATACGGTCATAATTTGCCATATTCTCACGATCAAACTCAGAGGTCAACTTACTCGCAGACCTAAACACCTGATGATCATTATATAACGCAGACACCACATCAAAGACAACCTTGTTCGGAACATTCTTATGCGCCCAGATGGTGTAATTATATGAGATGCCAATGCATTTACCCTTTACAGTAGGCGTAGTAGGGTGAGGACTATACTCTTTGAATTCCTGTCCAACCCACTCCTTTGAATACTCACTGCCTTCGATAAGCCCGGTTTTCGGGTTATATTCGCCGCCGTCAGGATTCATACACAACATACGAAGACCGCCACGCATAGTCGCATTCAGCTTTCTTGATGCACCACCGCCAAGAGTAAACTTCCCCACATCAGTACGACCCTTCTCAAATGCAGTTACCTGACCCTTGTAGGTGGCTACAGGGACAGGAATAACATCATCCCATGACAATCCACCATTACTAAGTACATCCGTGAAATTCTTCTGAAACAACGGTGCGCCACGGAATTCACTAGGAATACGCATACCTCGTAGATCACTCACATTGTATAGATCACTAGATGCACGAACCATAACTACTGGCCGAAATTCCTGTAGATTTGCCACAAAACGCAGATTTCTCAACTCTTTGCCATTAAACATCTCTTTGCCATTATAGGCCCAATACAACTGAGAGGGATTAGAAATACCGAAAGAAAGCTGCTCTGAATTGATCTTATGCATGTACGTCGTAGTACCAGAGAAGGGAATAGGAATAAGACCAGTAGTCTTGCCAATTGCAAGCCCCGTAGCATAGTTTGATCCGCCTTTTGTGATTGCCAGTTCATCTGCCTGCACTGGCCCACAGGTTAGTAGTAGGGCAAATACCCCACACATAAATGATTTCATAGTATACTCCTTTTGCTTATGACTCAAATCACTGTTATACTTATACTTAGTGCGGATAGAATAGGGGAGAAATATCCATAATATCCCATAATAACCCAAATCAATTAAAGCTTTAAATAAACATAATATAGTTATGTACAGAGGGGATTAAAGTCTCCAATGAATCGTCATTTATTTTGCATTATTCTCAGCTTTATTGCAGAAAATACTTGACAATACCTTGACGTTATGTTATTATCTGCTTGTAGGATGGTTAATAATACAGCTTAGAGGTGCTTAGAATGACTGAACAAGAGTATAGAGATATGTATGCTGAGGTATGCATGGAGACAGGTGAACGCTTCACTGATAGGGGCTTCATGGAGTTCAAAGCATGGCGTAAGAGGGTTGAAGAATTGTTTGATAATAGCTCAGATTCCACTTGACAATATCCCCTGCTTGTGGTATAGTTAGGTATAATGAGAAACAACGGAGACTTTGATATGACTACATTGTGTGCAACAGGCAAGAGCAGCCTTGATGAGGTTACTCCCATGTACCTCTGGTCGTATGGGAACTATCGATATGAGATAGAGGTGAAGAAGAACCGATTCTTCTCTAGTAATGAGGTATTCGAGTCTTCTTATGAGGATGCGCTGAATAAGTTTGAGAATATGGTTGACAAAACTGTTCTGGTGTGATATAGTAAGATATACTTAGAGAGTGTCCCGAATGGTCTTTCGAAAACTGGCTGATGCCTATGTGGACTGACACTCTCTCTTTTAATTACGGAGAGTCTGGCTGAGTTAATGATACTGTCCCTGTAGGATTGAGACTGAAGATCGCTGTGCTGCTGTAGCAGAGGCCTATCTGAAATATCGTTTGGAACGAGTTAGGATGGCCATTAGACCGACAGCTGTTGACAGTTTCATGTACACCAAGGCAGGG